TCAGTCGGACGTCCGACTAGGGTCGGCACTTGGGTGCAAGAGCACCGGAGGGTTGATAATGCGAGATACGGCAGCTTCCCGAGAACCCGCTGGCATCGTCGAACCATAGACGGCGAAGTCCATCATCTGCTGATCCACCGCCTTCTTGAGGACCTGTTGCGTCACCCGGCGCCATCGATCGCACTCTTTCCACTCCGCGCGAGTCATCGTGCGGGGGAGTTTGTCGGGATTGAAGAGCAGCATCATCGGGGCAACCACGCCGGCCGCCAACCTGGCGGAGCACGGTCATAATCCCAGAACACTCGGGTCTCACCGGGCTCGTGCCGGGATACGGTGAGAATGTCGGTATCGGAAGCAATCGAAAACCGCCAAGCACCGTACCCGCTTCCGACCAGCGACGACATCGCTCGCCAGAGGCCCGGCTCGTCTGTCATCGGGTTTCTCTGGAGCTCTGACCAAATCGTTGCCGGTACTTTGATGGCCTGCCCGGGTTTCAATTCGAAGTTCAATGAGAAAAAATAATCGAACGGATCACGCATCACGATCCCTTCCTGCCGCGGGCGTGGAACTGGTCTAGCATCGCCGCGCTCGAGCGGGCCAGGTCGGCGTTGCGGACGAAGTAGTGCTTGTCGGCGATCTGCTTGATGGTGGCCAGCGAGTGGCCGGTGATGTTGGCGACGCGGGCGATGTCGCCCTTGAGCGCATCGAGCAGCCAGGTGATGGCCGTGTCGCGGAGATCCGCGAAGCACTTGCCGGCGATGGCATGCAGCGGCGTGAAGGGGAGATTGCGCAGCATCGGCGGATGGCCGCCGAGCGCGCGGGTCAGATCCTCGATCGCGAATTTCTGGCCGCTCGCGATCGCGCGCACCAGCCGGTATTCCTTCCAGAATTTCGTCCCGTCCATCGAGTATGGGATGCCGTGGGCGTCGATGACGGCGTGCGAGAAGCAAACGTTCGGCCAGAGCCTGCGCTTGCGTTCGCGCATGGCTTCGATCCGTGTACGGAGAAAGTCCGTGTTGGGGATGAAGCACTCGCGGTTCGTCTTGTGCGTCTTCAGCTGAAAGACATCGTCGCGCGGCTCGAGCTCCGGCAGCGCCAGGATGTTGGAACGGCGCTGGCCCATGGTGACGGCGAAGAGGATCGCATCACCCACGCCCTCGAGGCCGCACCAGTCTGCCGCGGCGATCGCGGTGTCGACTTCCTCGCGCGTCCACAGCACCAGGCGGCCTTCCGGCGTCTTCATGTCGAGGCCGCTGGCGCGGTTGACCGAGATCCATTCCAGGTCCTTGACGGCGTAATTCAACGCCAGCTTGAGCGAGCGCAGCACGGCATGCGCCTGCGCCAGGCCGCGGCCGGAAGCGAGCTCGTCGTAGAACTCGCGGATGTCGGCGCGGGTGAGCGCCGCCACCGGCACGTCGCCGCCCCACTGCTCCAGCAGGCGGAAATGGGAGGCGTAGCCAGAGCGTGTCTTCGGCGCGAGGCGCTTGCCCTTGTATTCCGGATCGATGCGGAATTTGCCCTGGCGCAAGCGCAGATCGAAGAGATCGGCGAGCGTGCGTCCAGAGCGCGCAGGAAGTCCGCTGACGGCCGCTTCGCCGCGCGCCTTGATCGCCGCGTTGATCGCCGCCGCCGCGTCCATGGCCGCGCCACGGGCCAGCCACGCGCCTTTTTCGTCCTTGAGGTCGCGGCCGTGGTGGCCGGCTTCGCGCAGGCCCGGGCCGGGCTCCCAGCGGGGGCGGCCGTTCCTCCAGCGGAAATAGGCGGGGATCTTCATGGGCACGGACAGTGACTCCGGAAGGGGCACATGATCAACCGGCCGATGCCACGGCCTTGGCCCGCTTGCGCAGGATCTCGGCCAGGTGGGTGACGTTGGGCGCCTGCGGCGTCTCGGCATTGCGCGGGCGTTCCAGCCAGGCCAGCAGATCGCTGCCGCGCCAGCGCGGGCGGCCGATGTGCGATATCGGCTGTGGAAAACCTTCCAGCCGGTGCAGCGTCGCGCGGTGTTCGCTGAACCAGCGCGCGCTCTGCCCCAGCACGAGCTCCGCGACCTGCTCGCGGGTATAGCGGCCGGCGGGGTCGATGGCGGTCATGCATCGCGCCGTTGTTGTGCAGCTTTTCGTTTGGCGGCATCTGCACGTTTCGCTTCGTCGGCGCGGTGCTGGATCAAGCGGCGAAGCGTCTCACGCCTCAGGATGCGGAACGGCGTCTTCCTGAAGGACGCGCCGATCCAGACCTTGCTGATGCCCGTCTTGTCGACAAACCAGATGCTGCCGATGCCATCGCCCGCTGGCGCAAACCCGTTTCGGGCGAGAGCTGCTTTGAACTCTCTATCGCTCATGTCGCGCTTAAGGCTCATTCCGCCGCGATCCTTTCGCTGGGCGCACCGGCCATGCTCTCCATCAAGGCAGCGACGCGCTTGCGCGCGATTGGGCTGGAGATGGCGAGATAGTCGCGCAGCAATTGCTGGCCTTCGCTGGTCTTGACGAAAGATGCGATGCGGCCTGCATCGGCGTTCGGCTCATCGCCGATGACGTCGGCCTCTTCGATGAAGTGGTCGAGCGGCACCGCGAACATGCGCGACAGGCGAAACAGGAAGTCCAGCGAGATGCGATTGGCGCCGGCCTCGTATTTCTGGATCTGCTGATAGGTCACGCCTAGCCGGGCGCCTAGCACCATCTGGCTGATGCCGGCGCTCTTGCGCAGCATCGACACGCGCCGGCCGACCAGAACGTCGAATTGGGTGGTGGGTTTCTTCGGCATCTCAGCGCGTAGCCTTCGTCTTGAGGGCGGCGGCCTGAACGCTGTCGATCAGCATCAGGTGGATCGCGGCTGTCGTGCGGGCGGGATCGGCTTCCGCCACGATGCGTTCGGCCAGCGCTTCGAAGAAGCCCAGAACCGAGACGTCGCAGGCGACCTGTTCGGACAACAGACCGCCGCTCTGCAGGCAGATGACCAGGTTGGTGGTGTGCTGGCGGACGAAGCGGATAGAACGCTCCTGGTCCGGCGTGGGGTTCTGGAGATGGATCATGATCCTGCCTTCAATTGTTCCGCTTTGGTTGTTTCCTGTGAAACAACCAATCCGGAACGAATTGCGGCGACGCAGTCCGGATATAACCAAAATGGAAATATCACGCGGAATTGTCAAGCCATAGTGGAAAGTCTGCCCCCTATCTGCCCTAAAGCCCGCATTGGTGGCATATTGCCGCAATGCGCGACCAGCCGTCCCTCGACGTGACCCTGACCTGGACCATTCGTGGCCTTGTGCTGGCGCAGATCTGCGGCGCGCTGGCCGCGGCCTTTTGGTGGATGCCTTCGGAAAGCGCGGGCCTCTACAGCTGGATGTTTGCGCTTCAGGCCCTGAGCCATCCGCGGCTGCTGCTCGCCCATGGCGAATTCCTGGCCGTCAACCTGCTGGCAGCGTTGCCGGCGGCGATCCTTGTCGGGTGGCGACAGAAGCGGCGGCTGCGCGGAGAGGCCGTCTAGGCGGCTCTGGCGGCCTGTGCGTAGCCGGGCGCGATCCGCGCCGCGGCGCGGATCATGTCGAGGGCGCTATTGCGCTGATCGGCGGAAAGCTCCGCCCAGGCATCGGCGAGCAGCGCCACCTGAGTCGGGTCGCCCGGCAAGGCGCCGCGCGTGACGCGGCGGCTGGCCTGCTGCTGGACGAAATTGTTCAGGGCGCGAACCATGGCCAGCATCTCGGTCGGCGGCAGTGCGCCATCGGCGCGCAACTCCGCCAGCAGGCTGCGCTCGGTCTCGCTCAGGCGATCGGCCACGTCTTCATCCGGCAGCAAATCGGAAACCTTCACGTCGAGCGCATCGGCGATGCGTTTAAGCCAGTCATAGGTGGCCTTGCGCTGATTGTTCTCGAGGCGGGAAATCTGCACGGGCGACGTGTGCAGGCGCTGGGCCAGCTGGGGCTGGGTAAGCCCCCTGCCATTGCGCAATTCCGCGATGCGTTCGCCGATCATACCGAAACTCTATAACCAAAATGGAAAGTTACCGAAATATCCGTTTCGGTTATTCGCTTGACGAAATACTTTCCATTGTGGCTAATCCCGGATGTAGCGAATTTTGGTTCGGGATACCCAAAATATGGCAACCAAAACGGTAAGTAACCCTCTGGCCCTGTGGCTGCGGGGCCACAACGTCCGCCACCGGGTTATCGCCGCGGCCCTCGGAAAATCGGAAGTCAGCATCAGCCGCTGGGCCACGGGCGTGCGCTCGCCCAGCGCGACCGACCAGGAAGCGATCCTCGCTTACACCAGAGGCTTCGACGGGGATCCTGTCACGCCGCAGCAGTGGCACGACTATGCGGTGGCGCTCGCGTCGCGCCGGCGGGCAGCATGAGCGGGCCCTTGCCTGAATTGATCGACGTGCTGCGCAACGCCGCGAAAGCCCCGCGTGCGAACTGGCATCAATTCGCCTTCGCGATCGATCAGCAGCCGCGCGTGCTCACCTCCGAGGGGGGCGCTGCTGCCGCGGTGCTCGCCACAAGCGCGCGCAGCCTGGTGCGGCAACTCCCCCACAGCCACGAAGGCTGCGAAGCGCTGTGGCGTTCGCTGCTGATCACGGTGAGCGACGTTCTGGCGATAGAGCTCAATCACGCCGTCCCGAAACCCTTTTACGCGGACAGGGACTGAAGATGCCCGGGATCGTCTGCGGCTTCCGGTTCGACGATCACACCTATGTCGTGATCGCGGATATCCGCGATGGCGCCGTGCGGAACATTGCGTCACTGCTGGAAAACAAGGGGCCCGATGCAGTGGCCGTCTATGAAAAGGCGGCCGTGCTGGGCGCGCTTGTTCGTGACGGCATGCCCTTCGCCGAACTCGAAGCCCTCGCGACGATGGGGCCGATCAACAAAGCAATCGTCGCGGCGGTGAGCCGTGGCCGCGATGCGCTTCGGCGCAGCCTCGCGAGCTGCCCCGGCGGCGATCCAACCCAATTCCACGACGGAATGCGCGGCCCGCGCGTCAGGGCAAAATTGGAAGGCATCACCATGAGCAACGCATCAGCCACAGCCGTCGCGGCCCTCGCGACAGCATCAACCAATCCCTTCATCCAGCTTTGGGACGACATCAAGGCGGAAGCTGAAAAGGTCTATGACGAGCTGAAGACTGTCGCCGTCAATCTCGAGCAAGACGCCGTCGCCGATATCAAGCAAGTGTTCCAGGTGGGCGCGCCGATCGCGCTGCAGGCCGTCATCACCGAGGCCGGCAAGACGATCACCGGCGAGGAGAAGTTCGGCAACGCCGTCACCAACGTGACGCAGCAGCTCGAGGTGAAGCTCGGGCCGGTGGCCGAGCAGGACGTCCAGGCGCTGGTGCAGACCGCGTATCGCGGCGCGCAGGCGGCGATCGCGAACTGAAGCCACGGGCGCGCGCGGCGCTGGCATGTCGCCGCGCGCGCCCAGCGGGAGGACATCATGTTCGCCAGTTTGCTTGCCAATATCCCGTGGGGATCGGTGATCGGCTTCCTGATCAAGGGCGCGAATTACCTGATCGATCTCGAACGCGGAAAATCCGAAGAACAGGCCGCCACCATGGCGGTGCTAAACACGCATATGAAAGGCGCACTCAATGAGATCAAGGTTGCAAAGAACGCGGGCGACGCTGCCGACGCTGCTGCTCGCGTCGATCCTGACAGCCTGCGGGACACCGCCAGCCCCTTCAATTCCGACGATCACACAAGCTGAAGCGGACAGCGCCGATCTGGGCCATGCCGCGTTCTGCGACGTGGCATCGCCGCTCACTTATCACGGCGGCAAACCGCATGTGACCGTGGCGGATGTGCGCGCGGCGGCCGCTGTGTCCACCGTATCGCCGGAGGATCTTCGGCTTCTCCTTGGCGACACGATGGACACGATCAAGCAGATCGCGCACCACGACCAGGTCGGCCAGGCGTTGTGCGGCTGGGGGCAGAAGAAAGCCCCATGAGCACGCAAAAAGAAGAGCCGCTTAATGCGGCGGAGAGCGCGGCCATGCAGCGTATCGCTGCGGCCCAGCATGGCATCCAGTCCGGTGTCGCCGTCGATCTCGCGGATGGTGAAAAGAACCTGCTCGCGAAGCATCTGCGTGTCGGGATCAATTCCGCTTTGGTGGAGACCGGCGCGCTCGGCAGGCTGCTTGTCGACAAAGGGATCGTGACGCGCCTCGAATATTTCGAGCGCATGGCGGAGGCGTATGAAGACGAACGCCAACGCTACGAACAACGGCTCACAGTCCGCAAGGGCGTGAGGATCACGCTGGGATGATGCAAGCGCGCTATTCCCTCGACGAGATCAATGCGCGGCTGGCGGGGCGCGCGCGGGAGCTCTGCATCCATTTGTTCGGCGCGGTGCAGATCCGCGGCCATGACATCTGGATGCAGAACCCGCTGCGCAGCGACCCGAACTGGACGTCGTTCTCGTACAACACGCGCAGTTTCATCTGGAAGGATTTCAGCTTCGAGGATTGCGCCGGCAAGGGCTTGCTGTCGCTGATCGCGAAGTTCGCCACGCGCGGCGAATACAAGGCCCAGCGCGATGCGGCCGGGCGCGTGGTGCGCGCCGGCGCCGTGTCCTGGGCGCTGGATTTTCTGGGGCTCACCGGGCACGCGCCCGACCCGGCCGAGGCCGCGGCGATCGCCGCGCGCGTCAAGCGCGACCAGGCGGAAGCGGCCGAGCTGCGCAGCCGGGCGCGCGCCGGCGCGTTCAAGCTGTGGCTGGACGCGAAGCCGCTCGACGGCACCGATCCCGCCTCGCTCTATCTCAAATCGCGCGACATCGACGTGACAAAGCTGCCGGAGGGCATTCCGCACGCGCTACGTTTCCATCCCGAGATCTGGGCCGCGAACCGCATGGGGCCGTTTCCGGGCATGGTGGCCTGCATCAGCCGCGAAGGCGAGCCGCAGGGCTTCGCGGCTGCGCATCGCACCTATCTCGCTTGCACCCGCGGCGTCTGGGCCAAGCATTGCTGGCCCGATTGCAAGACCGGCAAACAGGTGAAGGGGCCTTTCGCCGGCGGCTCCATCCGGCTGACGCGCGGCGCCAGCGGCAAGACGCTGAAGGCCGCGCCCGAAGGCGAATGGATACAGGTCTCCGAAGGCATCGAGGATGCGCTGACGGGCGCGATCGCCAAGCCGGAGATCCGCAGCCTGGCCGGCGTCAGCCTCTCCAATATCGGCGGCCTGGTGCTGCCGGCGCAGCTGGGCGGCGTCTACATCCTCAAACAGAACGACACCGATCCCACCACGCTGCGCCAATTCGACCAGGCGATGGACAGATTGTGCGAGCGCGGCTTCGAGCCCGCCATCGTGCGCGCGGATCCGCGCTTCAAGGACTTCAACGACATCCTGCAGGGAAAGGAACGCGCGGCATGAGCAGCGGCATTCATTTCGGAAGCTGCCCGCGCAGCACGCTGCCGGCGACGCAGCCGTGCAATTGCGGTGGCGATCTGCGCGCGGCTTTCGCTGTCTTCCAGCAAGCGCCGGGCTACGTCGACATCCCGGACGACGGCATCGTGATGAGCGATGCCGGCAACAACGTCCACATCACAGCGGGCGACGTGCGCGCGCTCAAGCATTGGGTGCGCACGCAAGGCGCGCTGTTCGGCGTGCGGATCGAGAAGAGCGAGCGGGAGAAGGGCGGATGCACCTGATTATCGAGAGATCGTCGAAGATGTCTAACGATGAAGGCACCTTCGGAGTGCTTTACCTGGACGATACGCTGCTCGCGGCGTTTGCTGTGACGTGCGAGCAGCCATGGAAAAACAACGCCCCGGGGCATTCCTGCATACCGGCCGGACAATATGATCTGCTGCCTTACAACTCTCCGAAGCACGGTGAGACAGTTGTTTTCCATAATCCCGCGCTCGGCATCTACGGAACCCCGGACCGAATACCTGCTGGCTGCAAAGGCCGTAGCCTCTGTGAAATCCACCCGGCGAATTGGCCCAGACAATTGGAAGGCTGCGTGGCGGTCGGCTTGGTTGTCGCCGATATTCTTCCGTTTGGCCGCGGTGTGACAGCGAGCGATGCGGTTTTTCGGACGCTCGTAGCCCGCTGGGGCGATCGGAAAGGCCTGACGGCGGAAATCCGGAACGTTTGAATAATTCCTGCGGATCGAAAAGAGCGAGAGGAAGCCGACATGACGTGGAAAATCTGGGTCGAGAAACAGCCGTGGCGCATGTATCGCGAACGCCTCCACCTCGCATTCACTGGTGGTCAGTTCAAAGAAAAGTTCTTCTATGCGAAACCGCTCCAGCTGGTGGAAGTCACGGAGAGTTTCAAGGATGTGCCGGAGCAGAACTGTCTCATTGAAGATGCTGGCACGCCCGATGGATCGATAAGGCAGTTCCTGCAGGCAGCGCTCGACGCCGCCTGGGATCTCGGTCTGCGCCCGCAGGGCTTCAAGGATCACACGCTGGAAACGGCCGCGCTGCGATCGCATCTCGACGATATGCGCACGATCGTCGGCACGAAGCTCGAGGTACCGCTGCTGCTCAAGATGCCGGCGAAGGAGGCGAATAAGTGACAAACAATCAATCCGCGCCCGACGTGCTTCTCGAGCTACCTTCTTTGCAGTTCGCGAATGCGCCTGCGATTTCACCGGATTTCGGTAACGCCGGCGTGCTGGAATGGATCGATGTGGCGCTTTTGCGTATCGATCCTCTCTATCAAAGGGACATCCGCGGCGACGGTTTACGCAATTGCAAGCGGATCGTCGAGGAATTCCGCTGGTCGCGATTTTCGCCTCTTGTTGTCGGCCGCCGCCCGAAGGGGTTGTTCGCGGTGATCGATGGCCAGCACCACGCCGCGGCCGCGAAGTATAGCGGCGTGCCGCTTCTGCCTTGCTACGTGATCGATGCGGACGCGGAGGAAGAGGCGATCTGCTTCGCCACCATCAACGGCAACATCACCCAGATCAGCGGCTTGCAGATCTATCACGCCAAGCTCGCCGGTGGCGACAAGGCGGCGCGCGCGCTGCGGCGCGTGTTGAACGACGCATGCGTCACCATTCCGCGCTACGCCACCACCATCACCAAGATCGGCGAGACGCACGCGATCGGCACGCTGCAGAGCTGCATGCGGATCCATGGCGCGGAGATCCTCACCGAAGCGCTCGTGCTGGTGACGGGCACGGGGGGGGGGCAATCTTGGCCTGCTGCGCGCGGCCGTCATCTCCGGACTTTGCGAGGTTCTGAAGCAGCGCCCGCTGTGGCGCCGGCACGGCCAGAAAACGCTCGCCGCCGTGAACGCGGTGTCGGTCGCGAAGATCTACGCGGCCGCAGTGCGCAAGGCGAGCCTGGATGGCGGCAGCATCCGCCAGCATCTGATCGATGTGGCGCTGCGGCTGATCGAAAAGGAACTCGGTTAGCGGCATGACGCGGCTGCGGGGCACATTGCGATCGAGAGCGATGGCCTCGCGGCCGCGCGCGTCCGCGCGCGAATTGTTGCTGGCGCTGATCGATGGCGCGGACCTGGAGACGGCGTATCCGTTCGGGGGGGGGTGTTGCGGGTGCAGTGTTCCGGACAGCTGCTCGAGGCGCTTTGCCTCTTCGATGACGATGAGCGCGAGGATGACGAGCGGGAGGCCGTGCGGTGAGTAAGTGGGTGAGTTCGCCGCCGCCGGATGGCTGCGCGGCCGTGAACGCGGAAGATTTCGATGCCGCGATCGGCGCGCACCTGCAGCCTGTTTTACCGCGCGCGACCTGGGCGGATGCCATGATCGCGATATTCCGTCAGGAAGATATCGAAGAGGCCGTGCGGCAAGCATTGTTAGTCGTGTATGAAGATATCAATTGGATGACGTTTTCGCAGCAAGAACACGTTAGGGATTGCAGACGTGTTTACCTCGTGGCCGCGTGCATGCGCGGCGGGGACGCGGATCACGAATTGAATTCCTCGGTCGTTGCACGGGCTGTCAAGGCTGTCCGGTTAGAGTTCGCGCATCTGCGCGGTGCGCGATGACCGATCACTCCGACAAAGTCATCTCGATCGCGGCCGCCTTCGACAAGGCGGAGAAGCGCGGGCGCAAGAGTGGCGGCGGCAAGGGCGGCGGTGAGCCGCCGGCGCAGCCGCCCGATGGGCGGCACATCGCGCCGCCACGGCTGCCGCCCAGCTCGCCGGTGCAGGCGCTGGGCGTGAACCAGCGGGAGTATTACTTCCTCAACGCCCGCGGCCAGTTCCAGATGCTGCTGGACAAGGATATCGGGCGTAACGCGATCCTGGGCTTGTTCGGCGGCGACGAATTCCTGCGGGCGCAATGGCCGAAATACGATCGCAGCGGCAAGCACGTCGTGAACTTCGACCATGGGCTGATGAGCCCGGTGCTGATCGCGAGTTGCCATGACAAGGGCATCTGGAGCCCGGAAGATAACGTGCGCGGCGTCGGCACCTGGATGGAGGATGACGGCACGCTGGTGATGCATTGCGGCGACTATCTCTTCCTCACCAACGGCATGAAGGTGGCCACCGGCTTGCGCGGCAAGATGCTCTATCCGGCCGCACCACCGCAGCCGCATCCGGAGACTGCGCGCGGCGGCGACAGGGGGCCCGCGGCGCTGCTGCTGGCGAAGCTGAAGACGTGGAATTGGGAGCGCGGCGATCTCGACGCCATGCTGCATCTGGGCTGGATCGGCGCGGGCATCTATGGCGCGGCGCCGGACTGGCGGCCGATCGAATGGATCACTGGCGGATCGGGCACCGGCAAATCCACGCTGATGAAATTGACGCGCTGGATTTTCGGCGGCCGCGCGATGATCAAGAGCGAAGACGCGACGCCGGCCGGCATCAAGCAGCGCGTGCGCGACACGGCGCTGCCGGTGTCGCTCGACGAAATCGAAAGCGAAGGCAACAACAGCCGCGCGCGCGATATCGTGAAGCTCGCGCGCATCGCGTCGAGCGGCGGCGAGAGCTTGCGCGGACAGCCGGGTGGCGCGGCGCAAACCTTCGTGAGCCGCAACACGTTCCAGTTTTCGTCGATCGTCATTCCCAGCCTGCCGCAGCAGGACAAGAACCGCATGGCGATCCTGCAGCTCGACCAGGTCGAATGGGAAGGCGCGCAGCCCACGCGCGAGCCGGGCGAGGATCTGGACGAAGACGCCGGCGAGGACGAAGACGACAGCATCCTGGGCAAGCGCGCCGAATGGGAGCGCATCGGCCGCCAGCTGCGCGGCCGCGCGCTGGCGGAATGGCCGCGCTACAAGAGGACCTTCCGCGCCTATCGCCGCGCGCTCGAGGCGAACGGGCACAACGCCCGCGGCCGCGACCAGTTCGGCGCGCTGGGCGCGGCCTATGATTGTTTGATGTTCGAAGGCTTCGAGGCGGACCGCGCGGCGGCCTGGGCGGCGCGCCTGCCGGCGGCGAGCTTGCCGGAGACCAGCGGCTATTCCAGCTCGCACCAGGCCTGCCTTGCCCATCTGCTGGGCGCGACGGTGGAGATGTGGCGCGGTGGATCGCGCGAAAGCGTGGCGCGGCTGTTGCGCGGCGCGCGCAGCGAGCGCGGCACCACGGCGATCAGCAACGACATGCCCTCCGTCGCCGCGCTCGAGCAGATCGGCGTGAAGCTGTTCCGCGATGCGCGCAACACCGATCCCCAGGTGAAAGTCTGGCAGGTGGCCATCAGCAACAATCATCCCGGCCTCGGCCGGATATTCCGCGAGACGGATTGGAGCGGCTTGCCCGGCGCGCCTGGCGCCTGGGCGCAGATGATGGCGCGGCTGCACGGCGCGGTGACGCGCAGCGGCAAAGGCGAGCCGCTGCGGCTGCGTTTCGACGGCACGCTGAATTATTGCTGCCTGTTGCCTTGGGACACGGTGTTCCCGCCGGCGGCCGACAATGACGACGACGGCGAGCTCGTCGACGCGCGGGACAGGGATTGAGGGCGATATGAGCAAAGGCAATTTTGAACCGTTGTGGCAGTGGGTCACCAAGCGTGAGGCAATCCGCGTGCTGCGGGAGGCTGGCGAGCCGCCGCCTTGGACGGACGATGCGGCGCTCGCGAACTACCGCTTCTGCAACGTGCGCCGGGAGGATGACAGCGTCACCATCTGGATCCGGCAAAATATTCGCGAGCCGTTCCGCGATCATCCTTATCTATGGTTCATGCTCTGCGCCGCGCGCGTCATCAACTGGCCGCCCACACTGAGATGGCTGATTGGCAGCGACGGCTGGCCGACCAGCAAATTCTTTTCTCTCTCAGCCTTGGCGAATGAGTTGAACGAGATCGCGGACAGCGGCGACAAGGTCTTTACCGGCGCTTACACAATCACGGCGCCGTCGACGAAGGGCACGAAGAAGACCGACCACGTCGCGCAGGTGACGCTTGGCAATCTTTGGCGCGATCGCGCGCGGCTGGCGGGTTGTTTTGTTCCTGGGAAAACGCTGCAGAGCGCGCATGCGGCGCTGAGGCGCTACAATTGCTGGGGGCCTTTCATGGCCTATCAGGCAGTGGTGGATATGCGCTTCACCGCTCTGATGGAGGATGCGAGCGATCGCGAAACGTGGGCAGCTGCAGGACCGGGCACCATGCGGGGCCTCAATCGCATCTATGGGCGGCCGCTGAACACAAAATTCACGCAGCCTTATGCGCTTTCCGAAATGCGCGAGATTTACCGGCTCGCTTTCGACGCGACGGGCGTGCGGATGGATTTCAGCGACGTGCCGAACATCCTGTGTGAAACGGACAAGTACCTCCGCGTCCTGCAGGACGAGGGCGCGCCGCGCGCGCGCTATGTGCCGAGTGCGCGACCATGAGCGATCTCGACAAGCTTACGCTTGATCAGCGTGCGGATTGTCTGGCACTGGCGGCGTTGGCGGATCGTGTGCGGCGCTTTCCGGGCGGCGCGCAGTTCGTGGGGCAGCTGTTCCTGGCGCTGTTCAAATTCACCGGCCAGGTCGTGATCGACAAGGCCGAGCTCGAGGACCTGCGCGGCCGCGCCGCCGGCACGATCGACGCGGACAAGGAAACCAAGCGATGAAAAAGCGCAATGCGCCGCAGGAGGCGCGCAGCATTTCGTTCAACGTGACGCGTCGCGGCAAAGTGATTATCCGCTTTCACAACAAACAGCGCGTCTATGCCACTTGCGGGCTAGATCCGGAGAGTTTCGTGATGCTGTTCGCGGATCTCGTGCGCGAGGCCAGAAAGAACAAAAAACTCTACCCGAAACGGAGAAACGATCCGTTGCCGTTCGACTAGCGCAGCCGGCGTTTCTCCAGCAAGGGCGACGTGCTGTCGTAGAGCGCGTGCAGCTCGCGCCAGGTGGGCCGGTGGAAGGGGTGTTGCCACCAGGCGGACGTGTTGTCCTTGCGCCAGTCGCCGGTATTGAGGCCGTAGGCTTTCGCGACGGCATAGAGCTCTTCCAGATCCTCGTCCGGCGGCGTGCGGCCGTTGCGGCGGTATGGCTTCAGGCGCTGCACGATGGCGCGCCGGCGCTGCTCCAGCAGGACGCGGCAGAGGCGGTGCATGGTGGTGGCGTCCGCCGGCGGCAGGCCCTGTGGCGGCCCGCAGCGGGCCTCGAGGTCGGCAAGGGACGTCATCTGTTCGGGTATGGATTGAAATGCGTGGCGGCGGCGGTTTCCTCATGCCACACGCTCCAGCCACAGAGCTGCAGATGCTGGGTAATGGCTTGGGTGAGCTTGTCGCGTTCTTCGGGCGTCAGCCGGCGGCGCAGCGCTTCCAGCCTCACCTTGCGCAGGGAGAAATCGAGGGCGGACCGGACATGCTCCGGCTCTATCGGGACTATTTTGCTCATGAGAACAGAATGGAAACGAATGCAGCCGGAGTCCAGCCGCTAGGATTTGGGGGTGCTGACTTGGCGGACGCAGGGGATTGCGCCCGCCCGCGGCCTAGGACGCCTCGCGATCGGCGCGGCGGGCGCGCAGCAGGGAGAGAGGCCCGAACTCGAGCGCGCTGCAGGCGAGCTCCACAACGCGCGGGATGGTCACGGGCAGCGCACGGCCCCGGCGATCCTTGCGCGAGGGATGGGTGCCCAGCTCGTACATGCGGATCATGCGGGCGGTGAGCCCCAGCGCGGCGGCCGCCTCGGTCTGGTTGAGACCGAGGCGGTGGCGCCAGGCGATGAAGTCAGCGGCGATCATGGCGATCCTCAAATCTGTTGGCGCCGATCGCGCCCCAAGGCCCACGCGCCGGCGCGCGTGGGCTATGGGCCGCGATCCTAACCGCCGAACTGGCAGCGCCACCACAGCGGCTTGCGAAACCACGCCGTGAGGATGCGATCCCAGCTGCTCGGCTGGGCGAGCGGGCCCGCGAGCTCGCGCGCTTCGCGCGCGCGCTGGCCAACCCAATCGATGGAGCGCGGAACATCGCCTTCCCAATAGGGCACGAAGGCGAAGCACTCGGCCGCGGCGCGCATGTCGAAACAGCGATCGCGCCAGGCGGAGATCTCGGCCGGATCGGTCAGCTGGTCGGCCGCGGTGACACGCGGGCATTTCGCATCGGCCGCGACGTGCTCCCCACCGGAGGCGAAGAGCAAACGCTGATAGCGCGCGCTCGAAACCGCATGCGAGAAATCGCCGGGGAATTTCGCGCGCGGATATTGGCCGGCCAGAATGCGATAGCCGTCCGCGAAGGTGACAAGAACCCACGCATATTCGCCCGATCCGAATTTCTCGCGCGCTGCCGGCGCCATGCCGGCAGCCTCGCGCTCGCTCGGCACCAGCAGGCGCGGGTTGTTGCGCGGATCAAGCATGTTGCGTGCACGCTTCGCGGGGCGCGCGGATTTGCGCTGCGGCTTCGCCGGCGCCTGGCGCTCGAGGAGATTGCGCACCAGGGCGGCGAGCGTGACCGCGTCGTTTGCGGCCAGCGCCTTCGAAGCGGTGATGGAGACTTTGCGCGCGAACGCGCCGGCGGAAATCTGTTGCATGGTCATCTCCCTCAATAGCCCAGCCACAACAGGATCGGCGCGGCGCGGAACGTGCCGTCGACTGTTGGGGTAAAGCGCTTGAGCGCTTCGAATGTTTTGCCGCCCTTGGTGCAGATGTAGGTCACAAGGATCGAACCGTCCGTTGCGGCGGCGGCCTTGTGATCGTGGTCGCGGATGAGACGTTGCGCCTGGCGGCCGGAAAGATGGGTCGGAAAATCCGCATCGCCGGAAAGTTCAGCTGCGGTATAAGTGGACTGTTGCATGGGTTGGAACCTCCAAGTTTTTACCCGTGTGACTGGCCGGCGCGTGTGTCACCACGCGCCGGCCGCCCATCAATGAATAGGAAACAGTTTCCTACGTCAAGTCTCTCGCGAAAATATTTTCGCGTGCTTGTTTGTGGACGCGGCAAGCGTCCGCCGGCACAGGACTATCCGTCTGCGATGCTATCAGGCGGCGGACGCTTGACCGCATGAAGCGCGCGCGCGGCCAGCGCGCGCACCGCATCGATCTCCGCACCTCCAAGCCACATTTCCCGCCTTAGCGTTCAAATCTGACTGGCTGCCCACACCCAACCAAAGGATTGAAAATCAAGTCGCGCCGCCGCGTCGTTGCTGTTCCATCGGGGTTGGGGAGGGAACAGCCTGTGGAACAGCTAAGCCTATGATAATGCTCGATTAATGCCGTGTTGTTCCACTGTTCTGCTGTTCCGTGCGGGATACGCGTGAGAGCGAGCGATGTGTGTCGCGCTCTGGCTGAACTCATGGGCGCGCGCGCGATGGAACAGTGGAACAGCGGAACATGATAGAGAATATATATATCTATCAATAGCTTAGCTGTTCCATGTGCTGTTCCGTGCGACATACCGTCATGGAACGGGCACCTGAAAGCCATCGGATCGGGCGCTGGCCCGCCAAAATCAATAAACAATGGGCCCTTTAATGGGTGGGAGGCGGCGATCTGCCCAGGGGCGCGCGAGGGCGCGGCGGAGCTGGATCCGGCGATCGGCCGGCATGGCGGCCGTGAAATGCAAAATGGTGGAATATCAATAGGTTAGCGGAGCGACCGCCCGCGAAGTCGGATGGCGGAAGTCGGACGGGCGGGCTAACCCATTGACCCTCCTCGCGGATCGGTGGCCCTGCCTGCTGATCTGAAATCAGCCTCCTGAGCCTGGTCGACGAAATCCGGCTGGGCCGGGGGCACCCCGGTTTTCGCGCCGCGCGCGCCCCGCGCCCCCCTTCTTGTGTGCTTAGCCCAAATCGGGGCAGTTTTGACGCGGATCGCGGAAAATCTACCAATGCCAATTGGGTCGGGGTGCGAACTATGAGCGGCGATCAAACCGCCGTAGCGCTCGCCATGGCTGCTACGCGCGATGAAATCGACGAAGAGGCCGAGCAACTCGACTTGTTGGGATTGCCCGAAGCGGGATCGCCAGCCACGCTTGTGCAGCTGCAGACGCAAGACGCCGCCAAAAAGGTCGGTCGCCCGCTGAACTCGCGGAATAAACGAACGATTGCCAGGGCCGAATACCTTCTGGGACGCTACGGGTCGCCGCTCGAAGTATTGGCGCAGATGGCGACGGCCCGAGTCGATGAACTCTGTCTCCAACTAGGATGCTCGAAACTCGAGGCATGGCAAGAAAAAAGATTGGCGGCTATCGCCATGCTGCCATACGTCCATCAAAAAATGCCCGTATCTGTTGATATTACCAACACCAAGGCTGTGCATCTGGCGATCTACGTTGAACCACCGCCTTCTGGTGAGACACCGGATGATGGCGATGTATTCACCCTAACGGGCGCCATTGTCGATCGGGCTCCCGATGCCGATTAAGCTCGATCTGCAATGGCGATCGCCCGGCCCGGTCTCGAGCCAGTACATGCGCGTCGATCGCGACGTCGAGATCCTGAATGGCCCGATCGGCGCCGGCAAGACGCGCACGATCTTCACGAAGCTGATCCTCCGCGCCGCGGCGCAAAAGCCTTCCACGCGAGACGGCGTCCGCAAGTTCAAAGTCTGCGTCGTACACGCCAACTATCGGCAGCTCTGGCGCTCCACCCTGCCAAGCTGGTGGAAGTTGATGCCGCGCGACGCCGGCGAATTCACCGGCGCGGAAAACGCGCCGGCAAAACATGTCGTCGATTTCGTGCTGCCGGATGGATCGCTGGTGCGTTTCCAGATCGACTTCATCGCGATCGGCGAGAACGCTGCGGAAGATGTCATGCGCGGCTATGAGCCGACGGCGTTTTTCCTGAACGAGTGCGATCTGCTGGCGGAAGACGTTTACACGTTTGCCCGCGGCCGCGTCGGCCGCTACCCCGACATGAGCGAGGGCGGACCGAGCTGGTACGGTGTCGTCGCCGACTGCAATGCGCCGGAATTGAACGCATGGCTCTACCAGCGCGTCTTTCTCGACAAGCCCGCGGATGCTGATGATCCGGATGCAGAGCGTTTCTCGCAATATGGCGTTCTCCTGCGCCAGCCCAGTGCGCTGTCGCCGGAAGCCGAGAATATCCCGAACCTGCCGCCCGGCTATTACGCGAAGCAGCGCCGCGGCCAGCCGCGCTGGTACATCGCGCGCATGATCGAAAACAAGCCCGGCTACAGCCGCGCCGGAAAGCCGATCTATCCGGAATTCAACGATCAGCTTCACGTTGCCGATCATATCCTGCAGCCAATTCCCGGACTGGCGCTGAAGATCGGCCTTGATGCCGGCGGAACGCCCGCGGCCTGTTTCGGTCAGCGCATGCCGAACGGCCAGTGGCGGATTTATCGCGAGCTGACGACGGAAGCAAAATCGGTTACCGGCGCTCTACGTTTCGCCGACATGATCGCCAAATGCCTGCACGAAAATTTCGAAGGCATCACCGAGATCCAGGCCTGGGCGGATCCCTCTGCAGCGTACGGCGCGGACAAGCATGCCGGCGAGGCCAGCTGGATCGAGATCGTGTCTGCGCGCGCGGCCTTGCGCGTAGATCCCGCGCCGACAAATCAGCAACTTCCGCGTTGGGAGGCGGTGCGCCGGCCGCTCACGATGCTGATCGATGCCGGCGTGCCAGCTCTGCTGCTCAGCCCCGCTTGCCCTGTTCTCCGCGAGGGGTTCAATTCGGGCTATCGCTTTCGCAAGCTCGCCGGCGTGGACACCGAGCGTTACAGCACGGAGGTCGACAAGAACGAGTATTCTCACCCGCATGATAGCCTGCAGTACCTGCTTTCGGCTGGCGGAGAGGACATCGAAATTCGCGGCCGCGCCGCGGCGCAGGAGCAGGATTTGGCGTCGCGCATCCGCGACGCGCAGCACGATTGGAACCCGCTCGGTTGAAGTTTAACCAGTCCGGTTATTGATAAAGCCGCCGGACGGGCAGACGAATTCCTCCCAAACCGTTTGCAACCGAAGGGGAATTCGACATGGCACGGCTTGGCTCGCATGTGATCTATCACACGCACGACGAACACCGCACCGTCACCACGAAGAAGCAGCTCGGCGAAGAGGCGGTCGAGCTGCAGGGCTCGATCCACCATCCCGAACTCACCGATTTCGCCGGACTGGTGACGCGGCTGAGCGCCGGTCCCTCCGCCGGCAAGAAAAAGCCGGCGCAGCTCCATGACATCGTGATCTTCCCGCCCGGCCGCGCACCGACACACGTCGAGGGCGTGAGCGAAGGCCGCGAAGCCGGCGAGATCGAGGTCATCGAAAACTGATGGTCGCGGCCGCCGATGTCGCGCGCGCCGGGTGCTGCGCCAATTGCACGTTCTTCGAGCACCGCAAGGCGCTCGCGGATGGCGTGCAGGCGCCCCCTGGGTTCGATGCCGATCGCGGCGGCTGCCATCGCTTTCCCGACGTGGTGCCGAAGCACGGGAATGATTGGTGCGGCGAATTCAAGATGGGGAAATCGCCATGACGATGCGGCTGGGCACGCGCACGCTGCAGGGCCAGCGTCGGGAGCATCCCTCGGAAGCGGGATCGACGCGCAGCTACACGCGCGACAAGTCGATGAGCAAGAACGTCACCGCGTCGATCACGTTTTCAGCCGCGGATGGGAAGCTCGAAGCCGCCAACGGCACCTTCACCGCCTTCGTGGCTGGCGATCCTGTCTTCGTGCAGGGCACCAATCTCAACAACGGCGATTTCATCATCACGGCGATCGACGCCACCAATAGCGCCTATCTGGCCGTCGACCCGGCGCCGAAGGATGAAGGACCACTCTCCGCCACGGTGCGCACGCCATGACGACACCTTACGGCGTTCCCAAGCAAATCATCATCCCCAAGATCGCCACGGTTTACCAGGCCGCGCAGGCGATCACGCCAACCGACAATTCCGCGATCGGGCCCTATCAAGGGCTCTATATCGGCGTGGCGGGCGACGTCACTGTGGTGATGCGCAATGGCGACGGCGCGGGCGGCGTCACGACGGTTCTGTTCAAGGCGGTGCCGGTCGGTCTATTGCCGATCGCCGTGCAGGGCGTGAACGCCACCGGCACCACGGCCACCAACATCGTGGGCCTCGGATGAGCGGCCCCGATCCGCGCTACGATTACTGGAGCGTGCTGGACACGATGGCGCCTGGCGTCGTCGCCACGCGCGAGCTCGTCGATGCGGTGGCTGCGCGCTACGCGGCGAATGACTATACGGCGCTGACGCAAGACCAGGTGCTGGCGATCACCGGCCCGCTGCCCTTGCCCCCGGCCTCGATGCCGCGCTTCGCGGACTCCAACGAGGATCCGTTTGACGGCTGGGTGCAGTACGGCCCATGGCTGCAGAACAGGGCTTGGTGATGACGCACCTTTTCGCGATGCCCCACATCTCCCAGCCGGCCCAGCCGAACGCGCCGCCGTCGCTCACCGATCCGTCGGTCCAGGCCGCGGCGCGCGATCAGACGGCGGCCGACGCCAATGCCGAAGGCCGTGCATCGACCATTCTGACAAGCGGGCTTGGCGACACGTCCAACCCGCAGCTGCAGAAGAAACAGTTGACGGGCGGCTGAGATGGGCGATCTGGCCAACGACGTCATCCAGCAGTGGGAACGCGGGAGCACCGACAAGGTGACCACGCTGACGGCGTGGCAGCAGATCGCCAACTACACCTTGCCGAACCGCAGCGACTATCTGGTGGAAAAGACGCCCGGCCAGAAGCGCATGACCTACATCTACGACGCGATGCCGGTCTGGGCGCTCGAGCAGAATGCCTGCGGCATGCATTCGCTGATGACGTCGACGTCGCTGCAGTGGTTCTTCATGCATTGCGACGACGACCGCATCAACGCCAACGACGACGTGCGCAGCTGGCTGAACGATGCGGCCTCCGCGATGTATGGCTTGTTCAACAGCCCCCGGCACAATTTCGCCAGCCAGAGCTATGAGGTGTATCTCGATCTGGCGTCGATCGGCACGGCTTGCATGGGCGTGCTGGACAGCGCGCGCAACGATGTGCTGTTCACCACGCGGCACATGAAGGAATGCGTCTGGTTCGAAAACGAAGAGGACCGCATCGACGCGAACATCCGCCAGTGGAAGTGGACCGCGAAGCAGGCGTGGGCGCAGTGGCGCGAGAAGGCGGGCGCGGCGGTCAAGAAGGCGCTGGACGACAACAAGCCGGAAACGGTCTTCCAATTCCTGCATGGCGTGCGGCCGCGCAAGCAACGCGATCCGCAACGCGCGGACGCCGGCAACATGGAATGGGAAAGCGTCTATGTGTCGCTCGCCGACAAGAGCGAAATCAGCGTCTCCGGGTTCCAGGAATTTCCCTATCTTTGCCCGCGATCGTCAAAGGCGTCCGGCGAAATCTATGGCCGCGGCGAAGCGTCGATCGGCTTGCCCGATATTCAGATGCTGAACGAGTTCAAGAAGCTCATCGTCAAGGCGGCGCAGAAAGTCATCGATCCGCCGCTTCAGGTACCCGATAGCGGCTTCCTGATGGCGATCCGCACGGTCCCGGGCAGCTTCAACTATTATCGCGCCAATACCACGGGCCGTATCGAGCCGATCAAGACGGGCGGCGATATCCAGCTCGGCATAGAGATGCTCAACGCGCTGCAGAACCAGATCGCCAAGACGTTCTATGTGGACATGCTGCGCATGCCGGTCGATCCGCAGGACCCGGTGAGCGAGGGCAAGGGCGTCACCGCGACTTATTGGCTGCAACGCCGGGACAAGGAAATGATGATGCTGGCGCCCACGCTGGCGCGCCGGCAGGCGGAATTCCTCGGGCCGCTGATCGATCGCGTATTCGCCATGCTTTGGCGCAAATCCAAGCGCATGAAATTCGGGCCCGGCTCGCCGTTCCGGATGCCCCCGCCACAGCTGCAGGGGCAGAAGCTCAACATCGAATACGTCTCGCCGATCGCGCTGGCGCAGAAGTCGACGCAGATGGACGGCGTGACACGGCTGATGCAGATCCAGAGCCAGCTGAAGCAGATCGACAACAACTCCGCGACCATCATCGACGGCGAGGCGATCCTGCGGCTGGCGTCGCGCGACTGGAATGCGCCGGTGGAGGTGTTGAAATCGGCCGATCAGCTGCAGCAGGAGGCGCAGGCCAAGGCGCAGAGCGAGGCCGCCATGGCGAACCACATGGCGCTCGCCAATGTCGCCGGCGCCGCCAAGGACGGCTCGGCCGCGCTGAAGAACGTGGCCCAGGCCGGTGGCATGCCGCAGCAGCAGATGCAGGAGGCGACATGAACGTGCCATTCTCGCCGCTCAAGCGGATCTCCGGCATGACCTGTGACGGCTTCAGCCTGGTCATCGCGGGGTGCCCGAACCCCGTGCTCTACGGCTTGCGCATTCACGTGCCGAGCAAGACCCAGGACGCGCCCGGGCATGCCCAGGCGCGCATGTCGCTGACGGTGCATTGCTGCGAGCTGCACAAGGGCGCGTTCAAACTCGATGATCTGCTTACGGACAAGTTGAAAGCCGCGATCGAGGAATTCGGACGCCGCGCGCGGCCGATCGACTGGAAGCCCGATTTCGACAGTGCCTTCCTGCAGTATGTCGATGTCTATGGCGCGCAGTACAAGAATTTCCTGAAAGTGCTCGAGGCCGGCCTCAACGCTGCGGAAGATCGCTGGGGAGGCCCCATTGCTTGACGGGGCGATCGAGAAGGTCCGCGAAATGGGCCGCGCCTTCCTGCGCCAGGCGCAGGTCGCCCAGGCCTATCGCCGCGTGTTCGAAACCGCGGATGGAGGCCTTGTCCTGCGCGACATCCTGGGCAAGTGCCATATCCTCGAAACGACCGCCGTCGCCGGTGACAGCCACATGTCCGCGCACAATGAAGGGCGCCGCGCCGCCGCGCTGGATATCCTCGAGACACTGCGCTGGACGCCGGCGCATGTGGTGGCGCTGACGCAGGAACAAGAAACCGGAGGCGAGGCGCCATGAAGCGCTACGTCCCGGCGCTCGTCTTCGCGCTGCTCGGCATCTTCCTGCTCGCGGAAAGCTTCGCCGGTCACACCATGATCGACCGAAACCTTCTCGCGCTGCTGAAGGTCCCAGCAACGCTTTGTTTCCTCGTCGCCGGCGTGCTCGCGCTGGCGGCCAAACTCTTTTGACGGAGAAAAACGATGCTGCGTTTCCTCGATGGCTTTCTGTTGGGCACAACATCCTCGGCCGGCGCCGCGGCTGCGGATAGCGGTGCGGGCGGCGGCGCGGCCAACAACAACGCATTTCTGGGCACGCTGCCGGAGCCATTGCGCGCGCATCCGGCCTTCAAGGAAGTCAGCGATGTGGGCAGCCTGGCACAGCGCTACGCGGATACGCAGAAACCGTTTGCGGAGCAACTGCCCGAAGCAATCCGCGGCGAAGCCTATTTCAAGGATATCAAGAGCTTCCCCGATCTGGCGACGAAGGCCTTCAACCAGGCCAAGATGATCGGCAAAAATCCGGATACGCTGGTCGAACTGCCGGCGAATGACGATGCGAAAGCCTGGGAGAGCGTCTACGCCAAACTCGGGCGCCCGGAAGCGGCTGACAAATACGAAATCCCCAAGCTCGCGGACGGCAAGGATTACACTCCGGCCGACAGGGATTTTCAGAATGCGGTTCTGCCGATTTTGCACAAGGCCGGCGTCACGCAACGCCAATTCGCCGCGATCATGCCGGAATGGAATGCGCTGCAGCAGCAGGTGGGCGCAGCGGCCGAGACGGCGCGCGTCAACGAGATCAAGGCGGGCCACGCCAATCTCGACAAGGAGTGGGGCGCGGCTAAGGGCGAAAAGCTGAAACTGGCGCAGAGCACGATCAACTTCCTCGCGAGCGATGAGAAGGGCCCCAAGCTCGGTGGCGACCTGGCCGCGGCGCTGGAGCAGACCGATCCCTCTACCGGACAGAAACTCGGAACGCATCCCGCTTTCGCGCGGCTGTTCGCTTATCTGGGCGCGCAAATGCAGGAAGACGGGCTGATCGGCAAGGGCGGCGGTGGCGGCCAGGGGGATGCGCTGTCGCCGGCCGAGGCGCAGCAGCACATCAACGCCAGGCAGGCGGACACGAAGTTCATGGCGGCTTACCAGAACAAGCGCGCACCGGACCACGCCGACGCGGTCAAGGAAATGCAGCGCCTCTACGAGCTTGCCTATCCCGCCCAGAAACAGGGCTAACGCATTCCTGCGGCCGGGGATCGCAGCTCGAAGGGGCGCGCGTCCGGCACAAGGGCTTCGTCGAGCGGACGTTAAGCGCCAGGCACGGGTCCGATGGAGCGAGCGCGTCTCGCAGGATCGGGGATCTCAGCCGTCAAAGCGATCGTGCGGATGGCCGCGCGGTCAATCAACCGCGCGCGGCTGGAGGCCTCGCGCAGACGGAAGGGACTTCCACATGAGCTTCACCATCACCGACCCGTTTGTTCAACAGTTCTCGGGGAACATCCGTTTCCTCGCCCAGCAAAGAAAAGCGCGCCTGCGCGGCCGCGTGATCGAGGACATGATCACCGGCGAAGCGGCCTATATGGAACAGCTCGCGCCGACGACCATGCAGAAGCGCACGGTGCGACATGCCGATACACCGCTCGGCAATTCGCAGCATCTGCGCCGGCGCATCGCGCCTTACGACTTCGACCGTGCCGAGCTGGTCGATAAGGAGGACAAGGCGCGCCTTTTGATCGATCCCACCAGCGCCTATGCGATCAACCTGGCCATGGCGGCCAATCGCGCCATGGACGACGAAATCCTCTACGCGATGTGGGCCACCGCCTACACCGGGCACAACGGATCGACCGCCGTCACTTGGCCGAGCGGCAACAACGAAAGCGCCCCCACCGCGCCCGGTGGAACCCAAGTCTCGGTCAGCGACTGGACCTATGGCAACGGCAGCGGCAATTCCGGTCTCACCATCACCAAGATGATCTCGGCGATGGTGGCGCTGGACGCGGCTGAAGGCGGCGCGTCGGAAGACGCCGACGCCGATGAAGAGCCGCGCTATGGCGTGATCGCCGCCAAGCAGAAGGGCAACCTGCTGGCCACCACCGAAGCGACGCTGAAGGAATTCGGCATCGCGAAAGACGACCTGGCGCCCTTGCGCGACGGCAAGATCACCATGGTGCTGGGCTTCGAGCTGATCCACAGCGAGCGGCTGCTGCAGAACAACTCGAGCCAATACCGCGTGCCGTTCTGGCGCAAATCGGCGGTGGGCCTCGGCATGGTCACCGACATCTACGGCAAGGTCAGCGAGCGGCCCGACAAAAGCTATTCGTGGCAGGCCTATGCCGCGGCCAGCTTCGGGGCCTCGCGCCTGGAAGAGGCGAAGCTGGTGGAGGTGATCTGCGTCTGACGGGCGCGTCATGCCATTCCTGAAACCAAGAGAGAGGACAAAACACCATGGCTATCAATCCGGCCACCGCCTGGAACGATCTGATGACAAACGTCACCGGCAATGTCGGCGGCGCGCTCCAGACCCTCAATCCCGTCACCACCATGGGTGGGCGCGAACGTGTCCAAATCGGGCGCCTCACGCTTGCCAGCCAGGTGTCGGGCACGTTCATTCATATCGGCCGCGTGCCGGTTGGCGCGGCGCTGCTGGGCATTACCGTGCTCACCGACACCTCGCTCGGCTCCTCGACGCTGGCGTTCGGCGACGCGGCCAGCGGCAACGCCGCGATCTACGGCGCGGCTGCCACGCTGACGGCGACCAATACGCCGACGAGCTGGGCCAAGGCCGCGACCTATGGCGTGCCGATCGTGCACGGCTATGACGGGGTCACCGGGACCGAAACCACCTATGCCAACAATTCCGGCTATGGCGGCGGTTACGAGGACATCCTGATGAGCGTGGGCGCGGCGACGATGCCGAGCTCGGGCAATCTCGTCACCATCGTTCACTACACGATCGATTGAGGGGGGCGGGAAGCGGCGGCGCGGACGCGCGCCGCCGCCGACCGCTGCACGCATCATGCCGGCAGGACAGAGCATCACCGGGATCGCGAATATCGCCCTGATCGAGCTGGGCGAAAGCCCGATCACCGATATCAGTGAGAACCGCACGCCGGCGATCCTTTGCCGGACTCGTTACGACGACGTGCGCCAAGGCGTGATCCGCGAGCACCCTTGGAATTGCACCAAGAAATACGTCGTCCTTGCCACGCAGGTGACCGCGCCGCCCTTCAAGTGGCAGAGCGCCTTCCTGCTGCCCCCGGACTATATCCGCATGAACCGGATCGATGACGATCTGGACGCCGAATGGGAAGTGGCGGCCTGCGACGCCGGCAACGTGCTTTACACCGACCAGGGCGCGCCGCTGAACTTGATCTACCATTTCGACTTGCAGGACCCCACGCGCTTCGATCCCAAGATGGCGCAGTGCATCGGCTACACGCTGGCGCTGGAAATCGGCCCGCGCATCGTGCGCGACGCGGCCGCGATGAACCGCATCGCCGCAAAACTCAAGGACAAGATCGAGGGCGCGAAATCCATCGATGCGCAGGAGAACTCGCCGGAAGAATGGGATGACGACGTACTGCTGAGGAGCCGCCGCTAGATGCGCTCAGACATCGAGATCTGCAGCTTCACGGCGGGCGAGCTCACGCCGCGGCTGAAGGGCCGTACCGACTACAAGAATTATTTCAACGGCTGCGCCACGCTGGCCAACATGGTGGTGTTGCCGCAAGGCGGTGTCACGCGCCGGCCAGGCTTCCAGCTTGCGGCGTTGTCCAAGGATCAGACGGACGCTCCGTTCCGCGTGCGCCTGCGCCGCTTCACCTTCAGCACCGTGCAGTCCTACATGCTGGAATTCTCCGACGGAAATGTGCGCGTCTACATGCAGGATGCCGCGGTTCTGTCCGGCGGCGTGCCGGTGGATATCGCGGTGCCGTATCAGGCCGCGGACCTGGCGGCGCTGCAATTCACCCAGAGCGCCGACACGCTCTACATCGATCATCCCGCCTACCCGCCGGCGACGGTGACGCGCAGCTCGCATACGAGCTGGACCTATAGCGTGACGCAGTATCGCGATGGGCCCTATCTCGACGTCAATGTCACCGATACGACGCTGTCGCCGTCCGGGCAAACGGGCTCGATTACACTTGAAGCGTCCGCCGCGGATGGCATCAACGGCGGCCGTGGCTTCGTCTCGGCCGATGTCGGCCGTCATGTGCGCATCAAGCTCTATTCGCTCTGGGCGTGGTGCATCATCACGGCGGTGACGGACACCACCCATGTCACGGCGACGGTCCAGGACAAGGTGAACGGCGGCGCGACGGCGGGGATCGACGGCCAGGCGTGGGTAGCGAGCACGGATTATCCCACGGGCGCGGTCGTTCTTTCCAACGGGCTCTACTATCAAGCCGTTCTGGGTGGCACGTCCAACATCGGCTTCGGGCCCGCCGGGACGGGCCTCGACATTCTCGACGGCACCGTGACCTGGAACACAGTGGGCGGCTTCAACGACGCGCCCTGGGTCGGCAACAGCTACTACAATACGGGGAACATCGTCTCGAACGGATCTGGCATCGACAAGCACCATTACATCTGCGTGCAGCCGGGCAATGCGAACGGCGAAGGCAGCGGACCGTCCGGAACCGGACAGAACATCGCCGACGCCAGTGTGATCTGGAATTACCTGCCGCCCTTCAGCTTCCCAACGTCGACGAAGGATTGGGCGCTCGGCAAATGGAGCGCCACCACGGGCCATCCCTATATCCCGACGTTCTGGCAGCAGCGCCTTGCGCATTTGGGCACGGACAACCAGCCGAGCGCGGCAGAGGCTTCGAGCAGCAGCGATTTCACGAACTTCGCGCCCACCGCGGCCGACGGCACCGTGCTCGCCACGAACGCGCTTTCCTGGGTGATCAGCGACGACCAGGTCAACGCCATCCGCTGGTCCACGGCGGCGGGATCCTCCGTCGCCATGCAGCTGGGTATCGGCACAACCGGCGGCGAGCAGATCATGCAGCCGGCGACCAACTCGCTGGCGCTTTCGCAGACCAACGTCCAGGTCTACCCCGAAACGCGCATCGGCTCCGCGCCGAACGTCCCGGCGATCCGTATCGGAAAATCCGTCCTCTTCGCCAACCGCTCCGGCCGCAAGGTGCTGGACTGGATCTGGCAGTGGGCGATCAACGGCTATCTGGCGGTCGATCGCACGGTCGACGCGGAGCACATCACGCGGCCCGTGCCGGCGACGCTGCAAGGCATCATCACCCAGGCCTATCAGCAGCAACCCTATGGCATCGACTGGTGCGTTCTCGGCGATGGAAACCTGATCGGCTTGACCTATCTGCCGGAGCAACAGGTGCAGGCCTGGCACCGGCACACATTGGGCGGCGCGTATTATGGCGGCCATCCGATCGTCGAGAGCATCGACACGATCCCGTCGCCGGATGGATCGTATGACGAATTGTGGGCGAGCGTGTTGCGCACGGTGGCGGGCGTGCCGACGCGCACCACGGAAGTGATGGCGCGGTTCTTCGACGGACAGCCGCAGGAAGAAGCCTTCTTCGTCGATTGCGGCATACGCTCCAGCCTGGTGCAGCCGGCGGCGACGCTGCTGCCCGCGGGGATGGCGGGCGATGGCGTGCTTTTCTCGGCCGATGCCGATGTGTTTGACGCGGACAGCGTGGGCGCCATGCTGCGGGTCAACAATGGTGTTGCCGTCATCACCGCGGTCGCGGATGCGCGGAATGTCACCGCGGATTATCTTTCGCCCGCGACCAGCACGCGGCCGCTTGTGTCCGGCGCGTGGAGCTGCACGCCGCAATATCAGAGCTTCGGGGGCATTCCGGAGCTCAACGGCGCGACCGTCCAGATCCTGGGCGATGGCGCGGATTTCGGAACGCAGACCGTGGTGAACGGCGGCGTGGCGCTGGATGGTGAAGCTTCATACGCCACGTTGGGGCTGCCGATCGAATACGAAACGGTGACGATGCCCTGGGCGCCGGCGCGCGCGCTGCCGGCGCCGGCGACGGGCAAGGCCAAGATCATCGACCATCTCTATTTGCGCTTGCATGAGACGCTGGGCTGCGATTTCGGCCAGCTCGTCACCGATGAAGGCACCGGCGAAATCTTCCCGAAGATGGAGAGCCTGCAGACCCGCAGCGCGGGCGACATCATGGGGCAAGCACCGCCGCTCTACAGCGGCATCCAGCGGCTGCCGATGCCTTCGAGCTTCGATCTCGAAGGGCAAATCCGCATCGCGGGTTCCGGACCCTATCCCTGCACGGTGCTGGGCATCTGCGCGTCTTCCGATGTGGGGACGACATGATCCGCCCGCGCCTGGTTCCGCTGGACGATACGCTGTTGCGCATCGCGATCGCGCTCGAGCGCGACCAACTGGCCGCGCGGTTCACCAATCTCTATGAACGCCGCGCATTGCTGGCGCCGGATCGCTCTTTCGCGTTTGTCGATGGCGGCGAGCTCCTGGGCGCCGGCGGCCTCGTGCCGGTCTGGCCCGGGAGAGCGGAGGGCTGGCTGCTGGTGTCGCGGCTGGCGCGGCCGCGCCAGGTCGTGGCCGGCGTGCGCGCCGCGCGCGCCTGGCTGGACCGCAAGCTGCGCGACCCGGATTACGCCCGCATCGAATTCTATATCCGTGCGGATGCACCCTGGCGCGAAAGTTTCGCGCGCGCGCTGGGCTGCGCGGAACAAGGCGCGAAGTTGCGGCGCTGGGGACTGGATGGCGCGGACTATGTGCTGCATGCGCGTATATCCGAAGAGGGGATGCGCTGATGGCAGGCCAATTATCCGCGGCGGCTTTTCAGGGGTTCGGCCAAATCATGCAAGGCCAAGAAGCGGGTGACGTTTCGCGGATGAACGCGAAGGGCGATTTCCTGAACGCGGAACAGGCGCAGCAGACTGGCAATGCGAATGCCGCGCTGGCGGGCCAGGATCTCGAGCGCAAGACCGCGGAAGCGCGCGCGGCCATTTCGGCGTCCGGCGTCGACGCCAATACCGGGTCGCCGCTTGCCGTCATGCATGATCTGGTGACGCAGGGCGCTTTGCAGAAAAAGCTCATCGAATACCAGGGACAGACGACATCGACGGCCTATCTCAACAAGTCGATGCTGGATAGCGAGCAAGCAACGGCGGACCGCAGCGCCGGCTACATCGCTGCCGGCTCGACTGTGCTGACGGCCGCCGACAATGCGCTACAGCAATCCGTTGGCGGCGGATTTTGGGGCTGATCGATGCCGGTAGTCCCCACATTCGAAAATGAAGCGCGGGTGGACGCTACACCCACAGCGCAACGCGGCGATCCGCAAGCGCTGAGCCAGCCGGGCGCGGCAGTGGAGCGTGGTGGCGCGGAACTGTCCGACGTCGAGACGGTGTGGGCGCAGCGCTATGCCGAAGCGCGTCGCCAGGCGCAGGCTTCCGATCTGGTGGCCAGCGGGAGCAAGCAGTTGGGCGACCTTCAGTTCAAGTGGTCGAAGGTGCCCGATCGCGCCGCTGCCACGCTGGGCTACAACAACGATGCCGATGCGGTTGAGAAAAATCTTTACAAGGACATCAGCGACCCGCTGGTGCGTGCGCATGTGCAGGACCGCGTGTCGCAGGAACGGATCATCCGCGGCCTCGATACGCAGAACGCATCCTTCCAGCTCGAAAGCAGCAAGCACCGCGGCGACCTTGATGCCCACCTCTTCCAATTCTCGCAGAACGCGGCCAGCGCCGGTGAGGGCGCTACGGGCGACGCGTTGCGCGCCAAACTGACGGATGATGGCATCGCCGAAATCAAAGGCTCCTCGGCCGCCGGATGGATCCAGCCGGAAGAGGCATCGCAGAAAGAGCTCTCTTTCAAGTCCCAGATCCAGGCGATCCATATCCGTCAGCAGATCAATACCGCGCTGGATACACAGAATGCCGACGGGATGCGCGCGCTTGCCGCAAAGGTCAACGATCCGTCGACATTCCCGGGACTGCTGCCACAAGATCGCGAAGCGCTGGGCCAGCATCTCGAAACCTATGCCTATCGGCTCGATATTCGCGAGGCATCGCGCATTGCCCATAATGACGCGGTCGCGGATCGCAATCTGCGCATCGGCCAGGCGCACAACGAAGCGGTCCTGCTGGCCGGTGTGAATGCTGGCAAACAACTCTCCGACGCGGATATCCAGCAGATGGCCGATCATGGCCAGATCACGGCGAATGGCGTCGAGGCGCTGCACACCGCCCGCGATCGCGCGGAAGACGGACGCGATGTGCCGGCCGTTTCGCTGTCACTCTGGCACGCGGTAGACCAGAACCAGATCACCGCCAACGACGTCTACGACCAGTTCCGTGCCGGACATCTGAGCAAGAATACCGCCACGGATATGATCAAGGCGATCGACGCAAAGAACGGCAAAGGCGACAGCGCGCAGACGAAGGCCTCGTTCAATGTGCTGAAGACAGCCCTGTCCGGTGGCGCCGTGGACGCCGGCGTGTTCGGCGACAAGTCGGCGGCGGCGTCGAATTGGGCCGCGGCGCAGGGCGAGTGGAACCGCCGCGTCGTATCCGGCGGCGAGAATTCCGATGCGGTGCTGTCGGATATGATCCCGCGCTATTCGAGCGTCTTCGTGAAGCCGAGCTGGCTGGCGTCGCCGAAATTCGGGCCCGTCAATTCCACCAAGGATCTGATGGCCGTCGCGGCCGCGACGGTGAAAGCGCACCAGGCGAAGAAACTCTCCGATCCGGACTACGCCCAGCAGGTAGAGCTGCTGTCGAACTACCGCCGGTTCTATGCCGAGGAAGACGCGCGCGCCCAGGCGGCCGCGAAGGCGCGTGGGCAGAAGCAGGGCGGCAATGGGGCGACCCTTAGCGGCGTCTCACCGGGGAGTGGGCCATGAGCAGTCCTGGCATTCCCGGCGACGGCAGCGTGCGCGATGATTTTCTGGCTGTCCGCTCCCAGGCGGCAAAGCCGAACGACGATTGGATGCGAGCCCTCGCATCCCACGAGCCCATGGGGGGCGGCGCGCCGGCGGCGCAGCCGGGCCCCGGACCAGCGCCATCTTCCGCGCGTCCGGCGGCCGCGCCGCTCCCCGTGGACCAGCCGATCGGCATGAAGCTCGACAATTGGTGGAGCGGCGTCGAGCAGCGCGCGCACGACTTGGTCTTTGCCAAACCCGGCGCAGCGGGTTCCAGCCTGAGCAATGCGGCATGGGAGGGCGTCAAGGGCATTCCAGCCGAGGTCTGGAAGGAGTTCGTCGGCGGCTTGAACGATGCCTACAAGCATACGCTTCCGGATTTCAAAGACGGTGATGCGCAAGGCAATTTGCAGAAGCTGCAGGACAGCGCGCCGATAGGCGGGATCATCCCGAAGCCGGCTTTCGACCTTCTCGGTAGCGCGTTTTCGCCGCTCACCGGATTTCTCACCAGCGCGATCGGCCGTCCGGTCGAAGAAGCAACGGGCGTGCATCGCGAGCTCGTCGGCAACCTCCTGAGCATGGTGGCGCCCGGTGCGGCCTCGAAGCTCGGCAATCTGGCGAAACTCGCCAAGGGCTCCAAGGCAGCCGACTTGGCGGAAGCCGCCGACGACGTGCCGAAGCCGGATGGTGGCGGCCCGGATGGTGGCGGCCCTGGTGGTGGTGGTGCGCCGCCGCCAGAACAGCCCGCGGCCGACAATGCTGGCCCGAAAGCGCGGCCGTTCGATATCGCGGGAGACGAGCCTGGTGCGAAGATCGACGTGACGCCCGAGCTTCGCGCGCGCGCGGCTGCGTTCCTTGCCGGCGACCGCGATAACCCGGTGGATGTGCATCTCGACCAGCTGGCCGATCCGTCGACACGCAACGCGGCCGTCCAGGAAATCGCGAAGATCATCCCAAAGGATGACGTCAAACCCATCGACGTCACGCGGATGGGCGCCTATTCGCTCAATCTGACGCCTGACGAGGTGATGGAGAACATCCGCCCGAAATTCGCCAGCGATGAGATGTTCGACGCGGCCGCGATGGTGATGAACAGCGCGGCGAAACAGTTCTGGGAAACGGCCCGCAAGGCAAACGCCTCCGGAGATCCAGCCGACTTCGAAGAGGCCGCCAAGGCATACACGTTGTTCAACAACTATGCCGGTGCGTTTCGCGATGCGAAGACCGACTGGGGCCGCGCCGGCAGGATCCAGCAGGAAGCGGCCGGCACCTTCGATGCCTTCACGAAACATATCCAGGACGCGATCGCGACGGTGGGCCCGGACAATGTGCAGGACCTTGTCCACAAGGCTGCCGCGCTCGACGATCCGGCCAAGGTGCCACCGTTCGTCTCGAGCCTGCGCTGGATGGGCGGCCGCGATGGCTTGCTCTATGGCTGGTACAACTGGTTGCTTTCCAATCCGGCCACCATCGTCAAGAAACTTTCCAGCGACGTCGCGGTCGCGACGTGGAATGTCGCGACGCGACAGGCCGCAGCGACCTTCGGAAGCGGCGCGGTCAGCCAGGGAGAGGTCGGTGCGCTGGCCACCGGCTATCTCGGCAGCATGCAGGATGCGATCCGGGCCGCCGGCAAGGCGCTGCGCGCCGGCAAGAGCCAATTCTATGGTGACTATCAGACGATGGACGGCCAGAGCGTGTCGCGGTTGTCGCGTATGGCGAATGGCGCGCCCGATGCGATCCCGACAGACAGCCCAACACTGGCGGCCGTGCACTATCTGCGCAGCGCGATGCCGACCAGCTGGATCGGCGCTGCCGACGATTTCGCAAAGGTCGCGCATTACCGCGCCGAACTTCATGCTCTTGCCTATCGCGAGGCTTCCGCGCGCGTTGCATTGCGCGAGCAAGCCGCGGCCAAGGGCGCGGCCGTCGGTAATGCTCCACAACTCGGCGTGTCCGATCTGTACAAGCAGCTGCTGAACAATCCGACGCCGGGCCTGCACGAACAGGCCATGGCGGCTGCTCTGAAGAATACCTTTCAAGAGCCGCTTACCGGCCTGGGAGAGGCCCTGCAGAACACGGTCGATAAGATCAACATCAAGCCATTCGGATCGCCGGTGGAGATCCCGCTGGGACGCATCGTGATGCCCTTCGTGAAGGTGCCCGCGAACATCACGAAGTTTGCCTATCGCAATTCGCCGATGCCGCTAATCGCACCGTCCGACGCCTTCCGCGCCGAACTCTCCGCCGGAGGCGCGCAGCGCGATCTCGCCATGGCGCGCGTGGGGCTTGGGACGGCCGCATCGCTCTCTGCGGTTATGATGGCCGTGGGCGGCATGCTGACGGGGCGTGGGCCTTCCGATCCGCAGATGCAACGCGCCTGGCGCGCCGCCGGTAACGAGCCGTACAGCCTGCGGATCGGCAACAGCTGGTACGGCTACAACAAGATTGAACCACTCGGCACGGTGCTGGGCGCGACCGCCGACACCGTCGATCTGCTCCACTACGCGCATGACGAAGACGCTTCCGCCGCGACCTGGTCGCTGGTGCTCGGCACCGGCAACGCCATGCTTTCCAAGACCTATATGCAGGGCTTCGCCAATTTCCTCGAGGCGCTGCAGCAGCCCGATCAGGATGGCGCGCGCTACGCCGACAATCTGATGGCCAGCATGGCCATGCCGCAAGGCGCGGACGCGCTGGCCAACGCCACCAACGATTTCGCCCGGGCGCATTACGGGCTGGTTGATGCGATCGCGGCGCGCACGCCGGGATGGTCGAACACTTTGCCTGCGCAACAGGATCTATGGGGCCGTGACATTAAGCTGCATGACGGCTTTCCGTCGCCGACCGGTCTGGGCGGCATGGCGCGGGTGCTCTCGCCGATCTCCACCGCGCCGGCCGACCAGGCGGAGCCGATCGACAAATGGACCTGGGAGAACCGCGACGCCTTTCCGCGCGCGGATGAAGGCCGTCTCGGCCTCACAAAGGCAGGACAGGTGCAAAGCTTCGACAGCGCCGATCGCAAACTCAGCGCTCAAGTGAAGTTCACGCCGGAGCAGCTGCACCGCTTCCGCGAGCTCGCCGGCAATGGGCTCAAGGATCCGCAGACCGGCATGGGTGCGCTCGATACGCTCAACAGCCTTGTCAAGGGCAGCTATCCCGTGGCCGTGGTTCAACAGCGCTGGAACGACAGCACGCCGGCGGCGCGCGCGCTGATGGTCCTCACGACGGTCAACAAATTCCGGACCGCGGCGAAGAAGCAGATGCTGAACGAAAACCCCGATATCCGCGATGCGGTGTCGGCCGGGCTCACCGCGCGCAAAGGCGCGCTTGCGGGTGACGCGCCCAAAATCGACGGAGCGACGCCATGACGATCAATACCGGGCCCGTGCGGTTCTCGTACGTGGCCGACGGCACGACGACAGCCTTCGGCTTCAATCATCCCTTCTTCGCGGCCAGCGATGTCAGCGTGATCCTCTACGACACGGTGGCGGACGCGCCGCTCGATCCAGCGCCGGCGCTCAACGGCATGCAGCCTTACGACTATATGGTCGATGGCGTGCTCGATGCGGTGACAGCGGAATATCTTTCCGGCGCGAATATCGAGTTCAACAGCGCGCCGGCGGCGGGGCTGAAGGTGGTGCTGCTGCTCGCGGTGCCCGCAACGCAATCGCTGATCGTGCGCGACAATTCGAAATTCCCGGCGCAGGGCGTAAATCTCGAAAACGACCGGCTGACGGTGCTCATCAAGCAGGTCCTGCTGCAGATGGGGTACGCGCTGCAGATCCCGGCCACCGAGGAGCCGAACGCATCCTATGTGCTGGCGTCGGCCGCGGCACGCGCCGGCAAGCTTCTGGGCTTCGACCCGGTTTCCGGCTTGCCCATGCTGGCGACACCGACGCCGTCGTCATTCACATTGCCGGACATCAACACCACCACGGGCTTTGCCTCGCTGCAGCTCGCCGATGCGGCCGCCGGCGGCGCGTTGCTGTTTTCCACCGCGAACCTCACCGTCACCGCGAATTACACGATGGTTTCGGACCTGGAAGCTTGGGGCGGCATCATCACCGTGCCGGATGGGGTGACCTTGCACACGCCCAGCGCGAACGGCGTGCGCAAGATGTTCGTCTGCCAGGGCAGCGGGCAAGTGATCTTCGACGCACCGAAGAACGCGATCCCCACCATGTTGTTCTGCGATCCCGGCGATGGGATCACGCATGACTGCCTGGCCGAGCTCACCGTGTGTTTCGCATCCCAGCCCTATAACAATGCCTCGTGGTGGACGCCGGCGCGCAGGCACCATTTGAGCGCGCCGCTGACTTTCTCCAACGCGGCCTGGGCGAACCAGACGCTCTTGTCGCGCGGGACGGTCTTCGATCACGCGATCCGTTTGCCCAGCCCGAACTGCTGCTATGTGGGCGGTACGCATGATGCCGCGCTCAATCCCATTCCTGTGGGCCAGAAAGTCAGCGGCTTCGAGCACAGCCAGGACCGCGGCTCGACCATCATTGACATCACCGTCAACAATTTCCCGGAGAACGGCGCCGCCTTCGGCACGCATGATGCCGTGGCGCTGGCCGACTACCAGGTGCAGACCGGCGTGTTCATCAATTGCCGGTTCGGCAATAACGGACGCAACGGGATCTATGCACGGTCGCTGGCCAGCCTATCGCCGCGCTCCTGGTTCAACCTCAACCACCTGTTCGGGATCTCCTGCGACCAGAACGGCCAGGGCACGGTCTTCCTCGACAGCGCCGCGCAATATAACAGCTTCTTCGGGCTGCATGCGGAGCTCAACAATCGCGCCTGGGGCTTCGCGATCAATACAGCCGTGGGCACATTCCTTGGCGGCGAGATCGTTACGGGCAGCGTGTCCGGCGCCACAGCGATGGTCTCGCGCTTCAGCGCCGGCGCTGGCGCGCTGATCGTCTACAATGTGGTGGGCGAATTCCAGACAGGCGAGGCCGTCAGCGGCCGCACAAGCGGCGCGAGTTGCAATCTTGTCAAGCATGCCTGCACCACCCTGATTGCCTCCGGCGCCGTCACAGGGGCGTTCCAACTTTTCGAGGTGGCCACGGGAACAGCCGGCGCCACCGGCAAGGTGGCGGACTGGGACGCCGCCAGCGGCGTGCTCACGCTGTATGACGTGGTGGGCGGCTTCAACAATGGCGACACGGTCACCGGCGTTACATCCGGCGCCTCTTTCGTCTGCACCGGCCTGATCCTCGGCATCAACACCGACCTGGTCGGCGACTACACCCCCGGCGAAACGGTCATCGATGAGACGAGCGGCGCCACAGCGGTGGTGGTGAGCTGGACGCATGGTAACCGTCACCTCGAGGTGACCGATATCGTCGGCAGTTTCAGCAGCAGCCATCTGGTGCTGGGCGAGACGTCCGGCGCGGTCGGCACCTGCATCCACGTCATCCAGGGCGGCGGTGCGTTGGGCGGAATGACGGCCTGCCAGGTGCTCGACTTCGGCAGCCTGGTGGGCGCATTCGTGGCAGAGGAGATGGTCACGGGCTCACTGTCCGGCGTGACGGGGTACATCTTCGTGACTGCCGGCGGCGAGATGGGGCTGCGTGGCGTCAATCCGAACGGCGACGATTTCGTGTTCCGCGTGGGTGAGACGGTGACCGGCAGCGTGTCGGCCGCGACCTGCGTGGTGACGACAAGCCATCTGGGCGGCGGCTGGTCTTCCCAGATTTTCATTTCCGGCGGCGACAACAGCCTGCATCACGTCCACACCCAGGACGAGATCAACATGCGGTTCGTCATCGATGTCGGCGCCGGCATCGGCAACCGCACAAGCTTCTATGGCGGCCGCTATGCCGGCGACATCCACGGCGTCCCCTACAATCTCACCGGCTTCCAGGGCAACGGCACACATGTCGCGACGCAGATCAAGCGCGTGACGGTGAACCAGCTGGTGAAGTTGCCGCGACGCATCACCATCACGACGGCCGCCACCGTGGTGCTGCTGCCGAGCGATGAGATCGTGCACATCACGAACCAATATGCCGCATCGCCGACGATCCAATGGCCCGCATCGCCTTCGCCGTCCCAGCGGATCGAGATCATGGACATCGGAAACAGCGGCGCGGACGTCCATCCCTTCACCATTCTAAATCCGACCGGCGCGCCGCTCGACACGATCGACACCAAAGGCGGCTGGAGTATCGCGAGACTGATCGATGCCGTGAATGTACGGCTATGCCCATGATGGAGGTCAAACTATGCGTCACGTTCGTGCTGTGCTTGCTTTATTTGCGGTTGCCGAGCTTTTCCTCGCTACGCCGGCGCAGGCTTCCGGTGGTGGAAAGCCGATGCAGGCGCCAGCCACGTCAACACCGTCGCATCTCGTCTGCTTCGGAAGCACGGCAAATTCCGATATCGCTGTTGATTGCGGAAGCGCTGCCGGCGGATCGGCGGGCAAAGGGCTAGGCACCAGCGTCAATGATCCGGGCACAGGCAATCTAGAATACATCCTGCCTCTGCAGCTCGTGACGGGCGCCAGCCACACCTTCGTCACTGCGGATCTGTTCAAGAAGACGCGCCGCTCCAACAGCGGCTCCGCCATGACGGATACGTTCCCCGCCGCGGGCACGACGGGCTTGACCAACGGCACGGTGATGCATGTCACCAATTCCGATGCGAGCGCGACCGACACCATCGCGGCCGGCGCCGGCACGACGATCGCCAGCGGCTCCAGCTACGCGATCCCCTACGGCCGCGACGTGATGTTCACCTACGACGCGGCGAACACCGACTGGAAGCTGGCCAACAATACGGGCTCCGCGATCATCGGACCTTCAAGCGCAACCGCGAATGACGTCGCGATCTTCGCCGACACCACCGGCAAGCGCGCGGCCGACGGCGGCAAGACGCTGCCCAGCGGCGCGATCGTCGGCACCAGCGACACGCAGACGCTGACGGGCAAGTCGATCGCCGGCAGCGAGATCAACAGCGGCACCATCCCGCCAGCGCAAATGCCGTTGCCCACGACCTCGACACTGGGCGCGGTGGAAAGCATCAGCTGTCCGTCACATCAGTGGATCGACGTGGTGCCCACCACCCAGACGCAACCCTCTTGCGCGCAGCCCGCGGCTTCGGATCTGGCCGCGATCGGCTCCGGTGACGTGGTGGCCAATTCGACAGGATCCAGCGCAGCGCCGGCCGACACCACCGTGACCGCTCTGCTGGACCGCGCGCTTGGCTCGACGCAAGGCCAGATGATCTATCGCGGCGCCTCGAGCTGGAGCGTGCTGGCGCCCGCCAATGCCTATCAGGCGCTATGTACCCTGGGCGCGAGCCAGAACCCTTTCTGGTGCAATGCGACCGTGATCGTGGCGCAAAGCGGGGCCGCGGTCAGCGCGGGCGCCGACACCACCGAGGACACGCTTGCCACCATCACCATTCCGGCGAATGCGATGGGAGCGAATGGCTGTCTGGACATCGACACCATCTGGACCATCACCAACGGGGCCAACACAAAAACTTTGCGCATCCGATTTTCCGGCGGTAGCGGCTCGGCCTATCTGAACGTGGCGCCGACGACCAGCGCGGGGGGGACCTGGCGCACCAAGATCTGCAACGCGAACGCCACCAACAGCCAGATCGGCGGCATGGCCGGAGCCAGCTTCGGCAACGGCGCCGGCACCGCGGCGCTGATCACCGGCTCGGCGGACACCACCGCGTCGCAGACCGTGGTGATCACCGGGCTCAAGGCGAGTTCGGGTGATACGCTTATGCTCGACCAGTACACGGTGAAGCTGACGCCATCGCCGTGAGGCGCGCACGGCGATGGGAGTGGCGTATGGACCTGCGGGATGTGATCGAAGTGGCCAACGCGGTGCTGTCGCCCCTGGCGATGGCGCTGGCGGGCCACGTCGCCTATCAGCGGGCCCAGCGCAAGCGCACCGTGGACGAGGCGCTGGACGGGCTGCGTAGAGACATGGCCGCGCAGGACAAGACCTTGCTGGAATACCAGATCAAGGCCACCGAGACCTTCGCCTCGATCGGCTATCTGCGCGATGTCGAGAACCGGGTGGGCGAGCAATATAAGCGCCTGGACGAAAAACTGGACCGGCTGATCGCCATGATGGCCCAGCGCGCCTAAGACGTGTCAAGCCGGCGCGAACGGGAAAATGTCGGATGCTTCGCGGCGCAAGCCCTTGATATCCCTATCACGCCAGCCGCCTCTTAATCAGCTTGTCGTAGGTTCGATCCCTACATCACCCACCAAATCCCCCGCCGAAAAACTAAGGCAATAGAGCCACTTATCCCCCAAAACACCGGGCACGCGAAGCACATAAGCCGAGCGCATAATCGCCTTGTCTCGCTATTGTCTCAAGCATCTTGTGCGGCATGAGTCGAAGTGCCACTCGCGAGACAAAGCGCCGGATGTCCGGCCCGCTCCCAAGGCTCGGCGAACAGTCGGGCAAGGGGAAACTTCAGGTCATCGTCGGTAGCCGTGGCAAACAAAAACGGCGCGGTATCCCAGCGCTCTTCGCGGCTCAACCGCAGCATCTCCTGCATGCGGCTCCCTCCGGTTGTCAGTGTCAGTACGAGCAGATTGGGAGTGCCGAGATGCGTCCGGTTTGTTTGGCTCCCGATGATGGCGCTGTAGGCGGAGAGCTTAGCGAGGTACGACGTTTGGCTGGTGTTCGAGCGCGATACCGGCATCGTCCCCCGATCCGTTTCGAGCGCGAAGAAACGATACGACTTCTTGTGCCCGCTCGCATAGGGTTAGCCTTGGGGATACGGTATCCCGCTCTGTATCCCTGTCCGTATCCCCCGAGCGCGCCAAGAAAAAAGGGGACCGGTAGCGAGCCGATCCCCTCATAACCCTAGAAGGAAGTGTCAGTGGTTGACGCTTGCCTCGCGACTAGCGATGCGCGCGCTGATCCATTCGTCTACTTCCGCCAGCAGCCATGCGACTCGATTTTGGCCGAGCCGTATCCGCTTGGGAAACTGCCCGGCGGCCTCAAGCCGCGCGATGTGCTGGGGGGCGTAGGGAATGCCACAGACAGTCTTGAGCTCCTTCTTTGATACGAGCTGATTTTCGTACCGAGCCAT